CGGGCCGATCCTTGCATGGTTTCATAGAACTTGATATAGGCTTGAAATCCCATGCGTACACCTGCTTCGTCTCGAGCAAGTCTTCTGCGCTTGGGCTCACACGAATGCACCAACAGTGAAGTTTCTTTCATGAATGTTTTCTTGCAATACTCACACGTGAATGTCATTTTTTCTCGTTACCTGCGGCTCGATTGTATGCGTCTATTTCTTTTTGGGTTGTTATTTGTGCCATGACATCTATCTCGTCATCTTTGTAGGTGGGATACATGGCCATCAATGCCTTGCGTTTGGCACTGAGTCCTGCTTCTTTTTTCTTAGGGGCTATCCAAGGATGTCGTGGTGTGCCCATACCTGGACTTACGCTTGTGGCCATGAGCCAGTGTAGTTTAGGATGCTTACTCACATCAAAGAAGTGTTTGTTCAGGCGCTCATTGCAACTGATAACATAGAACTCTTGTAATTCTCTTGAACCTTCCACTGAACTTCCCCAACGTATCATGAGATAGTTCGAAAACTTTTTCTTTTCTTCTGGGGTCAAGTCATCGTAAAATGTCCTAACCTTGCGGTCAAACATACGCATCTCGTTGGCAATGTTCAGTTTATCACTCATCAGTCTTGGTCAGTCGGTAGATCATTATAGCATGATCCAGTGAATCTTGTAAAGTGGGATTGGTCTTTGCGGCACGCCGGATCTCAGCCCACATCTTGTCTTCTATAATGTGATCGTGTAAAGGTCTTCCGTCGTTTGTTCTTGAATCCCAGTCATGTGGTATCTTTTGTCCTGTGATAGGATCGTATTCGTATCCTACTACTGTTCGATCACCTGGATCAGCACCAAACTCCCGAGCATAAACCACACCATTGGCACGTTCGTATATGTACTTGGTGTCAGGTTTGAGTTGTGACATTACCAGGCCAGATTATAGTTGACAATTTCACAGTTGCGGCTGACGTCTTTCACAAAGTACACACAGTCAGGTTCAGCATCATCGTTCAAGGGCACAGCCAACATCTGACCGTTCTTGAGTTTGGGTGCGTACCAGTTGACCTCATGATACACATCTAGTATTTCGATGTCCGGGAAGGAGGGTCTATAACTGCTCAGGGGATTGAATTGAAATACTTTAAAGCCTCTGTCATTGATCGAAGTCAACGGTAGCACTTCAAGATCACCAACGTCAGGTTCACCAATCAAGATCTGCCAGTCCATGGGCATTTTGATTGTTTGTGTTCCGATACGCAACACCAGGGCAGGTGCATTAAAACTCTCTAAAAAGATCAGCGGAATAAAGTGATAGTCTGGTTCTACTGGATTTGAGTTGTCAAGTATGGCAAAACGCATGTCATCAACTTCTTCGGGCAGTTGATTTAGATCGTAATAGGTGTTGTCAAGTGTTAGTATTCTCATAATTGTATGTTACAGGATTTGTCGGAGGAAGTCAAGCAATCTTCATCCATTCTAGTTTTTCTGCTGAGAAAGGATAGTTGGCTTCCCGGTAGAACTGTTTGCGTTTGGTCAGGTGTCGCTTGGCAAACTTGCAGGTACTGGTAATGTCCCAAATTTGCACATGATCCTTGTCCTCTGCTTTTCGGATACCTCTACCAATCGACTGGATAACCCTAACAAAACTCTTGCCAGGCTCGATGAGCACCAGATTAAAGATTCGCGGAATGTTAATTCCAACTGCCGCCACACCGTAAGTGGCCACAATGATTTTGTCTGTTGAGTCTGCAATTTGATCATATTCTTCCTGTCTTTTTGTTCCTTTGGTTGCGCCCGACACAAACACTGCTTTGTCTCCTAGACGTGCAACCAATTCATTGCCAGCGGCAACTCTGTCTACCAGTACCAGGGTGTTGCCTGTTTCGTTTACCCGACGGATCAGGTCGGCCATGGTGTCCAATCGACCCGACTCTTCCAACAAGTACTTGAGTTCACTTTGATACTCTTTGTATTCCACATGGTCCACCAATTGCACAATGTTCACGTGACAGTTGGCCAACACGCCTTGTTGCTGTAGTTCGTTGGCACTGAGTCGGCCAACTACAGGACCAAGCCCCACCAGCAGAGCCTGACTTTCAAACTTTTCTTTGGGAATAGTTCCGGTCAAACCCCACCGAATTGGCACTCTAGCCATCACACCAGTCAGCAGGGTTTTGAGTGCGTCTGCCTTGGCCATGTGTACTTCGTCTACAATAACGCATACCACATCTTCCAAGAACTCGTCAATGGTCACTTTGCCTGTGCCTGCCTTGGTGTTCTTCAACAAGATGTTTAGACTTTGCCAAGTACAAATAGTGTGTTGACGTCCATATTCTTTTCTATCTCCAAAATACACACCAACATCTTGTTGCATGTTGATGTAGTCTTTTTCTGTTTGTGTCACTAGACTCTTGTTGGGCACAATCACAATCGATCGTCCATATGGTGTGACAGCATTTGACAAGGCCGCTGTCATAATAGTCTTACCTGCGCCTGTGGCCACTTCTTGTAGGCACTGTGGATTGGCCAGGAAGTTGTTCACAATGTCAACTTGATAGTCTCGCATGACAATGGGTTCACCCACAGCAGGGTGTCCTTTGGGCCACGTGATGTGTGCAAACGAGTCTTCACGTACCTGTTCAAACTCAAACGAGGTAGAGTAGTCTCTTTGATCATCTATCTCAATGTCGTAATCAAACTTTTCAAGGATGGGAACAATCTCTGGCAACAAGTTTGTGTATGTACTGCCGCCCAGTTGAAAGTATGCAACCTTGCCGTCCCAGCGTCCCAGTCGCACTGCTGGCATGTAACGTGCGGCCGGGTTTTCGTATTTGAATGCCGTGACCAAGGCCTTGCGAACGTCAAGATCAAGCCCTTCCAGTTTGATGTTTACTTCGTCTTTAATCTGTATTATGCATCGTTTCATCTTGTATAGTATACACAGTCCTAGGGCAAAATGCAAGCCTTGCCTGCTCAATTTCTTCCGCTAACTCTGTCAAGACCCCTAGTTGTGCTTGAACAATAGACATATTTAATTTTCGATGTGCAGTAAGTTTTGAGATGAACTGGATGCCAGTGTCTCGATGCGTTTGATTGAAAATACTTTTTTGTATCCCCAAAATATATTCGTGAATTATTGCATTTTGTTTAGTGGTAATGCCGTACTTTAATTTTTCAGCATGTAAAAATTCAATCAATTTATCTTTTTCATGATCTTTGAGTATAGACCAATTTAGTCCTTGTGTGTCTGAACTAGTCAATGAACTAATCTGTATGGGTATTAATTTTTTGTTTGCCCAGTCTATTGTTTGGTACACATGACTGATATTCAAAATTTGAATTATAAATTTAAAGTACATGCTTGACTTTGGTAAATGTTGTCTAAGTGTATCTACATTGGTAGAAAATTGTTGCCAGGTAGCAGGATATCGCATAAAGTCATATGCATCCTTGACTCCGTCTACACTGATGGATATTTCTAAATTGACAATTTGCTTGAGCCTGCTCAACAAGGAAGATGTCAATACAGATGCATTGGTCACAATCCTACAACCCAATTGCCGCTGTATTATTTTGTCCAGCATTATTAAGTTCTTTTTAAAAATAAAGAATTCGCCCCCGATGAGACTTACACTTTCTAAATTTGGCAATTGATCAATTGTGGCCAGTGCAATGTCAGTATTGTCTTGTACTACGACAGAGGTGTCTGATAATCCGGCATTGTTTCTTTCATTGGCCAAATAGGTACTGGATTTTTCGTCGCACATGTAACAACCAAGATTGCATGTGTTACTGAAAAACACATCTAGTAGTTTAATATCCAGTTTATCGCTAGCCCAGGGCTTTTGTAGCAGTTGTTTTCGTATACTGGTAGTGCCAATTTTATCATTTTTTGAACATGCATCGCAACCCGGAACCGGTTCTATGCCGTTGATTTTGTTGTCACGGAGTTGGGTCATTTCTTCTCCGTGTAAAAAATCTTTCAATGATTCTGATTTGGTTTGAATCCTATATACACATCCTGGTTTGAATCCTACCTGATTTGTTTTGTAATTTGATTCAATTCTTAATGTGGTAAAAGGTGCTGTACAAAATATCGGGTTGTGCATAGAAAAATATTTAGTTGTCAAAAAGACAGGTACCTTTTTAAGGGTACCTGCCATAAAACCCGGGCCGGAGCCAACCAATGCCCGAGGAAACTTTAAAAGTTACTTTGCCACACGCACTATCCGAAATCCCATTTGCTTCTGTTCGTCTGCTTCGTCGCGAGTTGCCACAGTAAACAGCAACAAGTCACCATCATAAATTTCGTACATGTCAATTTCCAAACATCAAAATAATAAACGATAAGAGTAGTGCCCAGCCAAGGTGTCCTAACATTAGTAACATTAAGACACCTATCCAAGCCATATTAGGCAACCTTCATACAAGTTGTCTCTGCAAGGCGTTTCCAATTCAACACTGACATCTTGCGCAAGTCTGCAATCTTAAGAGCCATACGCAAACTCACTTCACGCAAACGGTCCTTGTTGGTGTGCATGAACTCAATAATGTCGTCTTGCACAGCCTCTTCAAACTCGTAGTCCTGGAACAGCACACCATCTTTGGCAATCTGTTTGATACGCAACAAACGGTCACGCATGGTGTCCAGTGTCAAGTCCAGATAGTGACAGCGTGATTGGAGAGCGTCCAAGTGGTCACGTAATTTTTGCGACTTCATCTGATCAAACTTAAGGTTGGTAATAAAGATTACTGAGCCTTTGAACTCGAAACGATCTGGGATACCTTCACGGCGCAGGGCACTGGATTCACTCAACCAACTAATGGTACGTTTCTTGCCGGAGTCCAATGCACCCTTCAGCAAGTTAAGAGCCACGTCGTCTAGCAAAATGCTATCACAGTCGTCAAACACAATGACACAATTCTCATCTGAGTATTTGTACAATGTTTGGAACAAACCAATTGGTGTGGCACTACCTTTAACAACCTCAGCACGGAGACGTTTGCCTGCAAGTTTGTCAAACAAACATGCCTTTTCAATTTCAGTTTCAACGCCGTAACTCTTGCCAACACCCGGAGGGCCGGATACAATCATTGCACGGATGTCACCTGACACCGTGGCTTTGGTCATCTCTGTCAGGATGTCAAAACGCTCGCGGATACGGTCCATTGCTTGCTCGTCAGTTTCTGCAACAAGGACGGATTTTTCAAAGTGGATGGTGTTGGGTTGTGTCATGCCGTTAGTGTACTCTATATCAGAAATGTTGTCTACACTAATACGTACCGTATCAGGGCAGTTTGGGAAGGTGCCATTATTTTTCACTGTAACATAGTTACCTTTAGCACCAGTTTGGAAACCGTTTACAAGAACGAATTCTTGGTTACGGACGGGTCGGTTGCGGTATGTACCTTTTACAACGCGGATTGCACTCATAGTTGGCTCCTTTTTGTGCGGGTTTATCTTACTGTCTATGTGTATATTATAGCAAATGATGATTTATTGGTCAAGTACAGCAAAAGTATTACTTTTGCGTAATTTCATCAACTTTTTGAGTGTATTCTAAACGGCTCAATACCAGTTGGTACATGCAATATACCAAAAGTGTAATACTTCCTACTGACAGTATTTTAGAGATTTCATCTGCGGTTAAACCTGTTAACAAAAGTTGTACACCAACTGATACGGTACAAATCACAGCAAGAACCCCTGCTGTCTGTAATGCGGCTTTGAGTTTTAAATTCATATATTCCTTTGTTTCTTTATGTGTATATTATAGCAAAAGGCCGATTAGTTGTCAATTACAGCAAAAGTATTACCGTTGGAAATCAACCAGTCGCTTGACAAGAATTCCGTGCTCAGCGTCCATTTCCTCGTTAGAAACGTAGAAGTCTGTGGTAGGGTCATAATAACGACCTTCTCGGGGATCGTAATACAGCACCCGTCCTGATGCATACTTGAATGGACCTTCTAGTCCGGCACGTGGGCCATACTTTTGGCGCATCAGATCTGTTTCAAACTTGTCTGCAATAATTCGGTATCCCATGTCAGCCCCTTTTTGCTTTGTATGCCACTATTGTAGCAAAATGGGAATTATTGGTCAATTACACAAAAAGTATTACTTTTTACTGCCACAGTTGTTGTATCACAGGGTCATGCACTTGAGCAGGTTTGGGGTTGCCGTGGAACACAACCACACTGGTGCCGGGTTGAATTCGAACCCCGGAGTTGGGCTTGAGGTGTTTTCTTTTTGCAAAATCATAGCCGCCATCCAGGCACTGCCAGCGATAACTTTCAAAACGAAAGTCATCAAAGAAACGTCGTTGATTCACATCAAGTGCCGCACCTATGTAGTCTTGATCTCCGGGATAACTTTTGATTGTGGCTTTGAAATCAGCCTGTGAGAACCGATCCCATATCCAGGCAAAACGATCAACATTGAACCACATCATGCTGGAGTTCATGGTCACTGTGTCACGACGCTGTAGGTATCTGAAGTCTCTGATGGTCCAGAGATAATCTGTAGTGTGCTCAGGTATCCAATCTAGTGAGTCGGCAATTACCACATCCAGGTCAAGATACAACATATTTCCTGCAAAGTGAGCAGGATTAAACAACTGCATTTTGTACCACCATGACCTTTTGGGCCCAGATATGCCCCAGTCTTCCAGGATATGTTTGACCATGTGTGGAGGTACTGATCTGTCATGTTCTGTGTACACATGCAAACGAACTTCTGCAGTCAGATGCCGGCACAGCATGTTGTACAATCGTTCTACATATTGCCAGTCATATCCCGATCCGTGTATGACGCAGGCACAGTCAATGCGTCCAGGGTTCTTTTTTGACATCAGAATTGAAAAATAATTTGGTATTCGTCCAAGATGGGGAAATGGCCTTGAGACTCAAGATACTCAACTACGGCTCGACCTTTTCCGGTACGCTGATTGTTGTTGACCCAACGCGAGTTGTCATCTATGGCCACTATCACACCCGGGCAAATAAATGGCTGAATAATTTTAAATTCTTTTAAATGGTGCTCAGCACTTGCAGTATCGTTATTCCAATCCACATCATA